GCAAAACGTATCTCCCCGCCCGAAACGGTGACAGTGACCCACGAAAGCCCCATGACTCGCGGTATTGGTAGCCAATGAGTACGGCTGAAGTACAAACTAAACCGCCGCTGATGGGGGCTTTATACCCACGCCTACACACACCCTGGTTAAACACTAAAACCCGTGGTAATGAGATTGCTGAGTTAGCCGAACGAATTGGCCAGCCATTATTACCCTGGCAAAAACTAATACTTGATGATATGTGCGCTATTGATGATGATGGTAAGTTCATAAAAAAATCCAGCCTATTTATTTGCGCCCGGCAAAGCGGTAAAAGCCACATGCTGCGTATGCGTGTGCTGGCAGGGCTATTTTGCTTTGACGAGCGCAATATATTGATGATGTCTAGCCAGCGGCGTATGGCTGAGAAGTCATTGGAAATTATTGCTGACATTGTGGCCCGTAATGACTTTTTGCTGGCACAGGTTAAGGATGGCAAAATTGAAAGCGCCTACCGTAAGAGCAATGGCAAGGAACGGCTGATATTGGAAAGCGGCGCAGTGCTTGAAGTGGTTGCGGCCAATTCTGATTCCAGCCGTGGTTTAACCGCTGATGTGTTATGGATTGACGAGCTGCGTGAGGTTAATGAAGCCGCTATGGATGCCAGTAAGTCCACCACGCTAACGCGGCCTAATTCGCAGCGCTTTTACACTTCAAATGCCGGTGCGGCTGATTCTGATGTACTGCTACACATGCGCGAGCGCTCGCTAGCCAAGCCACCTAAGTCATTGGGCTTTTATGAATATAGTGCCAGCGAAAATTGTGACATTTGGGATCGCAGTGCGTGGGCGCAGGCCAATCCGTCATTGGGCCTATTGATTAGCGAGGAGGCCATTGAGGAAACCATCGCTACTAGCACCATCATGGCGGCACGTACTGAAACCTTGTGCCAATTTGTAAACACCGGCATGACTAGCCCCTGGACACCTGGCAGTTGGGAGGACTTGGCCGATGCTGAAATGGTTATGACACCGGGTATGCAAATGATGTTTGCATTTGATGTTGATCCACACACACGCCGATCAGCCAGCCTTGTAGCCGGTGCTTTGCTACCCGATGGCCGTATTGGCTTGGCATTGGTAAAAACCTGGACAAGTGAAATAGCGGTAAACGAGCTGCAAATAGCCGTGGACATAAAAGCCGAGGCCGACAAATGGCATCCAAAATTAGTGCTGCACGATTCCTACACCACTGCTGCTATTGCCGAACGGCTAAAGAATTCAGGGCTTATGGTTGAGGCCTGTGTAGGGGCGCAGTTTTATACGGCCTGTTCAACCTTTAAAGATGCCATAGATAACAAGCGCGTGGTTCATGGGGTACAAGAGGAATTGGATCAACAAATGCTGAACGTGGCCAGTTCCAGCAAGGATTCAGGTTGGAGAATTGTCCGCAAAAAATCACAGGGCAGCGTAGCCGCCCCTATTGGCATGGCCATGGTAGTTATGCACCTTTCAAAGCCAATTAGTGAGGCCAAAATCTACATTTAGACACGCCCAACACATCCCTGTTTGTGCTTTACAAACTGCAAAAATTGCCCTATGGGATTACTTCAAACGTTTGGCCTACGCGGTAAAGAAAAAGTGCAGATTGATGCACAGCTCGCACCCGCCATTATGTCGGATCGGTTTGGCGGTGGCCAATATAGTTTTGGCGGTTTATATAACAATGGTTATGGCGCTGGAATTATGGATCGCGCAACAGCGCTCCAAGTTGCAACAGTATCTAGGTGCAGAAATTTGATCTGTGGCGTAATCAGTTATTTACCTTTGGAATTGTACAAGAAATCAACCGGGCAAGAATTACAAAGCCCATTATGGTTAGAGCAACCTGATATTAGACAACCGCGTGCAGTTACTTTGGCGTACACAGTTGATTCGCTAATTTTTTATTCTGTTGCGTATTGGCGCGTGACTTCATTATATGCCGATGATGGCAGGCCTTCAGGTTTTGAGTGGGTTGCAAATACTCGCGTTACAGTAACAACCGATCCACAAGGTTATGAAGTTGATTATTACGCAGTTGATGGCAAAAAAGTTCCCATGTCAGGAATTGGCTCGCTCGTAACGTTTCAATCTTTGCTACCCGGCGTATTAGAAACTGGTGGCCGTACAATTCAGGCAGCACTTGATGTGCAAAAGGCTGCGGCGGTAGCAGCGGCAACTCCGATGCCTACTGGAATTATCCGAAACCAGGGAGCAGACCTTCCTGAAGCACAAGTGCAAGGTTTGTTAGCGGCTTTCAAATCGGCTAGACAAAACCGCAGCACTGCTTACCTCACTAGCACTTTGGATTACCAAACAGTTGGTTTTTCACCTAAAGACATGACGTACAACGAGTCATCGCAATATCTCAGCACGGAACTGGCCAGGCTCATGAACGTTCCGGCTTTCATGGTAAGTAGCGATATGAACAACAGCATGACTTATCAAAACGTTTTAGATTCCAGAAAAGAATACGTGGCCTATACGCTGCAACCTTATATCTGTGCAATAGAAGAACGCCTTAGCATGGATGATATAACCGCACATGGTAATGTCGTAAAGTTTGCAGTTGATGAGACTTTCTTACGTGCAGACACAATGGCACGCCTTGATGCAATAGAAAAAATGTTAGCCCTTGATTTAATTGACGTTGCAACTGCACGTGAAATGGAAAATATGAGCCCTTATGGAATAGGAGACAATGATGCATTTAACGTTTAGCGCATCTATTACTGCAAGCGATACAGAAAGCCGCATGATCTCAGGCATGATTGCACCTTACGGTGAAGTCGGTTACACCAGCGCCGGCAAAGTTGTATTTGCTGAAGGCAGTATCAGTATTCCTAATATAGATAAAGTAAAACTTCTTATGGCTCATGACAATTCAAAAGTTGTTGGCCGCATGCGCACAATGGAATCAAAGCGTGATGGTATGTACGCAAGTTTTTCTGTAAGCCGTAGCACCGCAGGTTCAGATGCAATTTTGCTAGCCCAGGAACAGTTGATGGATGGCCTATCCGTTGGTGTAGAAGTATCTGCATCAGAGCCAAAAGGTGACTACCTCCTGGTGACGGCTGCTACGTTGCGTGAGGTGTCGCTTGTTGAATCAGCGGCATTTACGTCAGCAGCCGTGCAAAGTATTGCTGCGCAGGCAGAAGTTGTAGATGCAGAAATGTCCACAACAGTTAAAACCAGCGTGACAACAAGTACGACAACAAGCACAACAACCGAAACCGAAACCGAGACAGAAAGCGAGGAGCCTGTGACTACAGCCCCCGAAACTCCAAACGAGGATCAGACAGAGGAACTGGCTGCAACAACAGTAGAAGCAGCTCGCAAAATCATCCGACCTTCAGTATTAAACAGCCAAACTGTACGTACACCTATTACTTCAATGGGTGCATATACAGAGCATAAAATCAAAGCAGCGCTAGGTAATGAAGATTCAAAACTTTACGTAACCGCAGCAGATGATAGTTTTACAACCAACCCGGCTTTTTCACCAACACAGTATCTTTCAGAGTTTCCAACTAACACACGTTTTGGAACACCTGCAATTGATGCTTGTTCACAAGGCGTTTTGCCAGCAAGCGGCATGACAATTAACGTACCTTCACTTGTTACTTCAGCAGGCGGCGGTTCAGGTGTAGCACCTGAAGTCACTGTAGAAGCCGAAGCAGGCGCAGTGCAAAATACCGGCATGGAGACAAATTATCTGACCGGCACAATTTCCAAGTACAGTGGCATGAATACGCTGAGCATCGAGCTACTCGAGCGCAGCGATCCAAATTTCTTTGCCGAATTGACCAACCAGTTGCAAAATGCTTACCTAAAGCGTTTGGATCAAACTGTATTGTCTGCTTTGATTCAAGCAGGACAGCAAGGCGCGACACAGGCAGCAACTAGCGCAGGCATTATTGGATTTGCTTCCGATGCTGCTTCAAAGGTTTACCAGGCAACTGGTTACTTTGCACAAAACTACATTGCCAATCCTTCACAGTGGCAACTACTTATGGGCGCAACCGATACAACAGGGAGACCAATTTATTCAGCATCACAGCCAATGAACGCAGCCGGGCTAACACAGCCAGGTTCAATTCGCGGCAATGTGTTAGGACTTGATCTCTACGTAGATAAGAACTTCACAGCAACTACAACTATTGACGATTCAGCAATTATTCTTGCACCTGAAGCGTTTACTGTTTACCGCAGCGCAACAAATTACATGAGCGTAAATGTGGTTAGCAATTTGCAGGTACAGGTTGCAATTTATGGCTACATGGCCACTATTGCTAAAATGCCTAACGGTGTTGTTCGTTTTAATCTAACCTGATCAATCCCCTAAGAAGTCGGTGGGTCATTAGCCCTTTGACCCACCGACCCTAACAAATAAAGGAGTACAAAATGGCAGCCACCTACGTAACCGTTGCAGAATTGCGCGCTAACTTGGGTATTGGCACTTTGTACACCGATGCAACCCTTGATGAGGTGTGCCAGGCAGCGCAGGATCAAATCAACTCCTTCCTTTGGTTTGATTCCGCGCCTGTCGTGGGAACGGCGCTCGTATCAAATGTTGCAACTGTTATGTTGGCCAACCCCGGTATTTTTACTGTCGGGGAAACAGTGACAATTTCCGGGGCTGGTTCAACGTTTAACGGCGCTTACACAATTACAGGCA